TTACTTCTTCCCCTGTACGATGAACCCACTAAACCCGGCCTTTTTCAGGCGGTTCAGCATCTTCTCGGCGTTGGCGCGGACGGCGAAGGCCCCCACCTGGACCCGGTACAGGGTATCGCTCTGAGCGGGCTCGGCGGGCTTGGTGGTCTCCTGCTTGGCCGGGACGTATTTTACGCCCAGATACTCGCACAGGCCCTTGGCGATGGCCTCACCGATGTCCGTGGTGTGCTCCACGATCCACTTGGCACCCTCCACCGTGTCGTGGAACTCACACTCGCAGTACACACTGGGCGCGTCGGGCACGCGCACCTCGTAGATCGGGTTCACCTGGATGTTCTCAGACGCTCCCGGCGTCAGCGGGGCCAGCTCCGCAAACACGGCCTTGCATGCGTCGTAGCCCTTGCCGGGGATGGCATAGCAGAACAGCCGGGTGCCCATGACCTTGCCGTTGGCGGCATTGGTGTGGACGCAGTTGTGGATGTCCGCGCGCCAGGCGTCGGACTCGGCGCAGCGCTTGGTCATGCCCGTGGCGTAGTCCAGCAGCATCACCACCACCAGCACCAGCACCGGCACCAGCAGCTGCACCCCGTAGGCACACAGCGCCCCCAGGGCGGCCGCCAGCGCGGCCTTGATCGTGTTTTCTTTCATGTAAAATCTCCGTTCCTGCCGCCTTGGGCGGCGTGATTACTGATTATCAGAGCGCCATGGCAGCCGGAACGTGGTTGCCGCTCACGCCTCCTTCAGCGAAATCTGGCTGAACACATTTTTCGTACCAACGCCGCCGCTTTTCTGGGAGAAACAGATAGCATACCCCTTCCCGGCCTCCGGGGTTATGGAAGCGGAGCAAAGCTCCGTGGTGCTGTAGCAGACTCTGGCATTGGACACGTAGGTCCATACGCCGCCGCTTACGTTATAGGTCATCAGGTTCACACCACTATTTGCGCTGGCGCATTTTGCCGCGAAAGTATAGCTTTTCCCGGCTTCCAGCGCCAGCGGGACAACAATGCCATAGCCGGAGAGCTGAGATGCTGATGCGCTGCCCGCATGGATCGTAAATTCCAGGGTATCCGTTCCAACAGCAAAATCCGTCATCGTCGCAGCGGTCGGACTCTGAGTAGTCCCAGAGAAAGATAGCGGATAATAATACTTATCCGTGCTGAAGGACCTTCCCACGGTTCCGTCGGAATACTCCTGCCACTGAACGCCTGTCCGACCGGTCATATCCCACAGGGGAGCCACCTGACCGCCGCCGCTGTCACCGCTATGCACACCCAGCATTGTCTCATAGATCATCTGGCCCAGCTTCGCGTAGCCGCCCTCCGTGGGGTGCACGCCGTCGTTGATATCCTGAGCCGGATCCAGCACACAGTTGTTGGGCGAGATGGCCACGGAGATGTTGCCGGAAAAGTGCTCCATCAGCGCCTTGGACATGCGGATCGTGTTCATGCGGTAAATGAACTCAATCTGACTGGTGCCGTATTTCTCCGTAAAAACGGAGGGGTTCCCGTTGGGCGGCGTGAGCAGATCAACGATGACCTTGATGCTGCTGTCATAGTTCAGGATGGAGTTCACCATGGTATCCAGATACCCGATTGTCGCAGCCGCCGAGAAGGAATCCAGCCCGGCATAGAAGATGTCGTTGATGCCCAGTTGGAGAACCACCACGCCCACGCCGGTATAGGCCTGCGTGGTCATATAGTGGCTGAAGTCGAACCCGTTGTTATAGAACGGGTTTGTATATGTGCCGTCTGCCGCCTTTGTGCAGTAGTCGGAGGCTTTCCAACCGGCCCGTCCCTCATGTCTGGCCGGAGCCGTGCCCCGGGTCCCGAGCAGCGTCAGTGCTCCTCCGGCGGCTGAGAAACAGCTCAGAAGCTTTTGACAGATGTAGTTGCCCTGGGTCACGGTGCTGTCGCCGATGACCAGCGCCGATGCAGTAACGGCCTTGTTGGCTGCGGCGATGATCGTGCATGTGCCGCTCGCCAGCAGGCTGTAGCCGGAGTCGTACACCCTCCATTGCAGTGGATACGTCCCGGGTGCGTTGGCCGTTATAGACAGATGATCTCCATACCGCTTTGTAGTCAGCCCGTTTGCTGCGCTGCACCAGAACATGGCGTTCTGCTGGGATATCACATTAGCATAGTAGATATTGAATTCGCTGCCGGTCAGAACCCTGACCACTGCGGGAATGGCCACGGCGATGACCCTTGTATCCTCTGCATCCGCGCCATCGTTTACGGCAGCAATCGCCGTCCCATCCACCTCGATGGTGGTCACTTTTCCGCTTTTCGTGGCTGTCACCACCGGGCTATGACCCGCAGGTCCCTGCGGGCCGGTTGCACCGGCCGGGCCTTGCGGGCCAGCCGGGCCGGTCGCGCCGTCAAACGCGCCGGAAGCTTTGGCCTGCGCAAGCGCTGCGTCCGTTGCGGCTTGCAGATCGGACTGTGAGATAGCTCCAACCTCTGCGGCGGAGTATGTTGGCTTGGTCTTAGCCTTTGCCCACTCCGGGACAGTCGGGTCGGTTTCCTCGATCGGGTGCGCGGCCAGATAATCAGCAACCGCCTTGGCGATGTCATCCGGGTCTACGCCGCCCAGCCCCTTGATAAGCTCCATGAGCTGGTCGTACACATCAGGCGTGGGGTTGGCGGGAGCGCCGCTGGCAGACCGCACGGACGATAGTGCCCGCAGGAGCGCCATGCGGCTGGTGTGGATGTCCCCGGCGTAGAGTCCGATCTGCACACATCCGGGCACAGGCACCGGAGGCAGAGCCACGCTGTCACCGGTAAACACGGTGTCGGAGTAGGTGCTGTCCATGTAGATCACGCGCATGGTCTTGGTGTCGTAGGCGCTCCATTCTGCGTCAAGGTCCCAGTGCACGACGTAATCGCTGTTGTCGCACACAACGGTCGTCCCGGCGGTGCACACCGGGCGCTTATCGGTAACGGTAATGCTGATATCAGGCATGTAATACACTCCTTTATGCCGTCCTGCGCCATGTGTACACGGCCAGGTACGGCGGCATATTGTTGTGGGCCTGGCCGCCGCAGTTGGACGTGGCCTTGCCCGAATAGGCGTTGTACTGGGTACTCGCGGCCTGATACAGGCGGATGGCGTTGACGCCCTCCGTAATGCTCTGGCCCGTGTAATCGTAGCCGTGGGTGTGGTTTGCCATCTCCGCCGCCGTCAGGATGTGCTCCTCCTCGCCGCCGGTAGCCCCCGCCGCGTGAGAGTCACCAGCCGCCAGAAGAAACACGTCCTTGACCTGCTCCCAACTGCCTCCAAACAGGTCCGCTGGGGACGTGGATTCCGTGGACTGGTAGATGCTGCCGACGGGGTGGAGATAGTCCAATAGAGTTTTCCCCAAATACAGGATGGGCCATTTGAACTCTGCCATCTTTTCGTGTTCGGCCACGCCGCCGAAGCATACCCCGGGCAGGGTAAAACTCATGTTCATGGGCACCGAAACGGTGGGGATGGTGATCTCCCGCGTTACCGTGGTGCCCAGGGAGTCCGTAGCTTTGACCTGTACAACGCTGGTCGTGTCCGTACCAAAGGCAACCAGATACACAGTCTTTGCACCGCTGGTCTGGTCGGTCAGCGTGGATGCGCCGGTAATCTCCACAGATGCCTTGTTCCCGGTCAGCTGGAGGGACAGGGTGAACGTCAGTTTGATGTCCGCGCCCATGGAATTTTCCGTCCACACGCTTCCTGTGTAAGAGCCGCGCACAAAGGTCAAATCCTGGATTCCTGGGCCGCTGTACGCGTTAACGGCGATGTTCTGGGTAACAGATGCCGTGCGCCCTCTGCTGTCCGTGACGGTGGCTACAACGGCCATTGTGCCGCTGCCTGTAAGGACGTTGGCCCCGTCCGGGCTGGCGGCTTTTCCGCCGATGGTCAGAGACTTGACCTTGATGGTGCTGCCGTAAGACCCAGCAGCGGAAAACGTGGCTTTCAGAGTGCTCTTGCCCTGCACCCAGCCGTATGTGCCCTGATACCCGGAAGTGTCGGACAGACTCACGGACAGGGTGGGTTTTACCGATGCAGGGATGGAGGCCGTCAGTGTGGTCGTATTGGTGCCCACCACGGCGTCCCCGTTGTAGGTGGTGATCTCCGCCGTAATGTTTACGGAGATTCCAGACGTATTCTGCGCGGCCCAATCCAAGGGCGGCGTATACGATATGGATGTGGCACTGGATTTTGTCGCCACAGTTACCTGTGCCGCAGAGCCACACTTGAGTTTGATGGTGTGCGTAAAAGTGCTCACGGCCCGGGTCACTGTAAGTGTACCGGCAGAACCCAGCACAAGCCCGGATGCAGACACGGATGATGCCCGGGGGATATCCGGGAGATTGACCGTGCCTGAAACCGTCAGGCTGGACGGTGTGTAGGATGATGTAAACCCACTGTGCCAGTCCGCAGAGAGCACCACAGACCCCTTGCCCATATTGTTATGGGCCACGGTGATGGACTTGCTGCCCAGCTTGTACCAGCCCCTGGAATTGTACCGGTACGGGTTATAAACCTTGGTGCCTTGCAGAGTGTAATAGCAACTATTGGCGTCCAGGTTGTAGCTCTCACCGGTGCCGTCATAGATGTACAGCGTAAGAGACAGTGTGGACTTGTTGTCCGCAATACTCTGGGATACGCTGTAATCCAGCCGCAATTGCCAGCCGGTGGAAGATTTTGCGCCGTAAATACTCGCCATTAACTCACCCCCACGAAGGACACGGAACCGTTGGGCTGTACGACAATGCCCATGGGCCCCAGCCGGAACTTGCTCAGCTCCACCAGTTCAAAACTGTTGTTGTTCCAGTACGCCAGCAACGTACCAGCCGTATCATAGAATCCGATTTTGTCGTTGTACTCCTTCAGCACGATTTCCGATGCAGATGACCCGATACGCAGCACCGGATGGCCGTCGTCGTCGATACTGGCGTCGATAAAATCCGAAAGCGTCTGGCCGTTGACGGTGACTCTTTCGGCAGACATTTGCCCGGCGGTGATGACATTTGCGTTGATCTCGCCGTCCATGGTCAAGGCGACACCGGAAATGGTGTTGCCGCCGTCCTTGGAGAATCCCAAACCACCGGTGGACATAATCCACATCCGGGTATTGGGCGTAATGGTGGGCGTATCTCGCAGGGTCCACCCAACGGGGAAGCCCTGTTCGTCCAGAGTCAGCTCGTAATACCCGCCCTTTGCCCCGATGATCTTTTGTGTGGCGTTCTGCATGGCCTTAGTAAGGCCCTCATAAGCCCGCTTAATGCGCTGCTCTGTGGGACTATCCATGGCATAATTCGCGTCCTGTGGGGCGTAACTGTGCATTGTGCATGACAGGCCACCGTACAGGTGGATTTCCTGTTCCATAACGCACACGTCCAGCCACTCGCCGGTATCACCCTCCACCTGGATAACGTCTCCCACCTCAACAGACGGGTCACAACGCCATTTTACATCGCAGGGATGAAAAGATATCTCTACCTCCGGCTGAATCAGGTCTGCAACGGCCTGGTTCATGTATGGGTTTGTAGACGTGATGCCCAATCCGGTGCCGGATGTAATGGGTTCATCTTCCGTCCCGGTGGTGAGACTGGATACCGTGTACAGACCGTCTGTCGTGCGGGTCAGGCCGGACATGTACTGTTGGTCCCGGCTGACCTGAAAAGTAGTCTTTGCGTACCACTTAAACACCAGATTGCCGTCCCGGTCGAAGTGCGCGGACTGTCCGCACAGTCCAGCCAGCCACCCCAGCTGCTGCCGGATGGTCCCCTCAAACACAGACTCGATTGTCATATCCGGGAAAATCACCGTTGGGGGAGTCAGGCCGCTTTGCGCACACAAGTCCGTCAGCATAGCATCTGGCGTGGCGGGGAACTCAATTTGCGGGGTGTACTGTTCCGTCAAGGATGCCATCTGGTCATAGCCGGTGATTTCCCAACCGTACGCCAAATTATCCACGCCGTCTGCGGGAATGTAGTATCGCCCCAGGGGGACATATTCCACCACGGACGCTGCGGTGCTTACGCCGGCGATTGCCTTACCGGCCACAGCTTGACCGGCGATGGCTGTCGTGCCTGTATTACCGCCAGGAACGTAGATGCCGATATACGGTACAAAGTACCCGCCGGACAACTGCAACGGATCATCCGGCTTGTAAATGCGGATTTTGCACCGCCCGGAACAGCTGGAGCCGACGGAAATCCCGTCTGAAGAATCAAACGCCGGTGTGGCGGTGATCTCCTGCACATAGTTTCCGTCAACCTCTGTCTGCCCGTTGAAAATCACCTTGGCTTTGATCTCGCGGCCATAATCCGCAAATGCGGTGTGGAATGCGGTGGAGACATTGTACATGGCGTCACCTCTCCACGAAGTTCATGGACAGCCCGCCCCACAGCCATTTCCCATCGGTTTCGGGCCGCATGATCGGCGATGACCGGTCGCCTACGTAGCACATCATAGTGCGGTCGGTGCCGGTCATCGCGTCGGGGTATGTAAGGCTGAAAAACACATCGTCCACGGCTTGCAAAAGCTTGGCCATTTCAGCAGAGACGAGTGGCCGCCAGGAGCATTCCAGCTTGCGCTTCACGGCCACGCGGTCGCGGAACATATCGCCGTTCTGGTTTCTGCCGGTCCCATCTGCGTCTAGGTCGGAAATGTTCCATTTCAGTTCATCCGGGGCCGGGAGAGATACCACCGCCCCGGATTTCTTTGTTACCTTAAGTACTTCCATGCGTCACCTCACGTCAGCAGCGGGCTTTTGCCGTTCATGCGCACCTGGGAGTTGTTTTCCCGCACCATCTGCCGGAACATCTCCTTGCCGTCCATTTGGACAATGATGGTAATGGGCCGGTCGCTGCCTTGCCCTAGCACCTCCGCAACGGCCTGTTTGATGGTGTCCAGGGGGGCCTCAATGTTGGTTCCGTGCTTCTGGTCGCCCAGTACGGCCATAAACTCGCGGTTAGGCGGGATGACCGCACCCTGGGCCAGTTTGGGGATTTGAAGTTCGTTGATTTTCGGGATGTTGACGCCAATATGCTTGCCACCAAGCCCCGGCACCCAGCCTGGGACTGTGAAGCTGATTTTATTCGCCTTGTCGATCAGCCAGTTCAATGCACGGATAATTGCATTGATGGCTGATGCCCACGTCCCCTTGATGGCTGTTGATATGCCGTCAAAGATATCTTTGATACCCTCCCACGCTTTGTCCCAGTCGCTCGTAAACGCACCGGAGAGGAATTTAACGATTCCCGTGAATATCTTCTTAATGGCTGCCATGGCGTTGCCGATAAAATCCTTGATGAAAGTGAATGCTCCCGTGACCGAGCTTTTGATGAACTCGATGATCCCATGGAGCTTCCCGCCAGTCTTCTCATCCAGCCAATCCAAGAACGACAGGAACATGTTTTTGAGCGCATCCACAATGGAAAACAGAACGTTTTGCAAGCCCTTGAAGATTTTTTCGATGCCGCCGATGGCACGGTCAATATCCCCGGTGAAAATACCCGCGAAGAAGGCCACAAACCCATCCAGCATGGTTTTGATTCCGTCGACGAACTGCTCTGTATCGCCGTAGGCGTTCACCACAGCCACAAGCAGGGAGGCGATTGCGGCAATCAGGAGTGGAATCCAGGACCCTGTGAGCACAGCAATTCCCAAGCCACCAATCATCAGACCGGCGACGCTCATCAGCGTGTTTTCCAGGTTCATGCCGTCCTCCATCATGTCGTGCAATGCAGCGACCAGCAGGGCCGCCCCGGATACTACCAGTCCAATGCCAGCGCCCACCTTGCCAAACGCAAGAGCGAGGCCTCCGGCAAGTGCCGCTGCGCCCGCAAGAGATCCGAGTAAGTTTTTCCAGTTAACGCCGTCGTTCCATGCGTCAGACAGGCTTTCCCACAAAATGATTAAACCGCCAACAGCAATGAGAATGCCGCCGAGTTTTGTTAAAAGCTTTCCCAACGTTCCGGGGAGAGAGCTGCCAAGTTTCCACAGGGCCAACCCTGCGGCAATTAGCATGACCGCATCAGCAATTTTCTTGAGCTTGTCGTTGATCTCGTCCATGTAGCTAAAGTCAGGCGTGATCGCGTCAGCGGATGCACCGCCGCCCGCGTTATCCGCGGTATCGGTGGAAATCTGGTTGATCTCATCAAACGCCGCAAGCTGTCCAGCAGCTTTTTTTGCTGCATTTCCGGTTCCCTTTAAAGCATTTGTTTGCTTATTAAGAGCCTTTGCGGAATCTGCTGTTGCTTTGACGCTCTTGCCAGAAATAAGCGCCACAAGGCGCGTGATCTGCAAGACTACTGCCGTAATTACTTTTACAAGCAGTGTAAAGGCGGGGACAATTACGCTTACAAGAGGCTGTGCCAGTGTCAAAAGCGCTCCTTTAAGCTGCGCAATGGATTCTCTTGCATCGGAGTTTACCATTACGACATTTTTTGCCCAGTCGCGCACTTTTGTTAATGCTTGGGTAATAACCGTAAAAACAAGGGCACTGCGGACAACAGATTTTACTCGCTGTCCAAAAACTTTCATGGAATCTGCCGCCGCTTCGGTTGCGTTGCGCAGTCCAGCACCTTTGGATCGTCCATCGATTTGTCGTGATAATTCAACCGCCTGCGTTTTCGCGTCGGAAATCTTATCGCCGGTTTTGTTGAGCTTTTCGTTGAGCTTGTCAATGCTATTTGCAGTTTTGTTGAATTCGCTTTGCAGCATTCGCACGCGCTCGGCCTGCTCGGACACGTCGATTTTTTCATACGTGCCTTTTGGCGCTGTGCGCATATCGGCAAGCACCTGTTTTGCCGCATCCAGCTCTGCGCCGATGTTGCGCAGCCGGTCTTCCATCGGCGTTTTTTTGGCGCCGAGCCGGTTAAATTCCTTTTGCAGGGATTCGATGTTGCTTTTTACTTTGTTCAGCTCCTGATGGAGTTTTTTATCGCTAATAGTCGCTTCGAATACGACTTCACCGTCAGCCAAAAAATCACCTCCGTATTATGGGCTTTTGTTGGCGTTTTTGCCTAACCACACATCGATGGTATTGGTCTCTTCCTCGGTCAGCGTCCGCTTTAAGTCAATAATGCGCCGATTTTCGCGGTAAAACTCACGGTCGGCTTTGTCAAGTGTTTTCCCTTTGGCCTTTAGACTTCGGATGCGGACGATATTCGCAAACAGACAATCTCCCAGCTCGTAGTACGCCGAAACGAAAGACCACCAGTGGAAATAGGACATTGCCCGCACTTCCCGCCCAACAACACGATTGATGGGGGAAACGATGTATTGAAAATCCTGCTCCCAGTCCATCAATTTAGGTCGCTTGCGATTATCGCCCTCGTCACCGCAGTCGAGAAACCATGTCATCTGCTTCATGGCTTCTGGAATGTGCTCATCTGGCATTTTTAAGAAGTCCGGATAAAAGATATCCAGAGCCGCAAGCGCTTTCTGCTCGTTGGTCAGATCGGCCGCAGCAAATACCGCCAGCACGTCCAGTGCCGCGCGATAGTCCGAGCGAATTTCATAGTCAACGCCGCAGACGTTCAGCGACGTTGGAAGATTGTACATCATTTACGGTATTTCTGTGTATACTTGCGGATTTTCTCATCGGCAAGCGCCTGTTCGCGCTTTACTGCCTCGTCAAACTGTTCGATAATGGCGGTCATAAAGTTCTGCCAAACCGGCGCACCGTTGGCCGCGGAATAGGCGTTGACGCTGCCAAAAAGCGTATCGGCAATGTCCTGCCCGAACAGGTCATTGATGATGCTGCGCATTTCCTTGTCAAGAGAATCAACCATGTCGAAAAGCTCATCATTGGGGATATCCTTTTCAAGCGTCTTTGCGCGGGTCTCCTGCTTCTTGCGCAGATCATCAAACGTTTTGTATGCTTTCTTTGCGAAGTTGACATCCGCAGGGTTAAAGTACACCGTTACAACGCCGTTTACGCCGCGAATGGTATATTCCTTTACACCGGAATCAAAAGTGAGTTCCATATATTCCTCCAAAATGCGGGCTGACAGACGCCAGCCCTCTATTTGTTATTCGCCCTCGGTAAAAGTGACCGTATTGCCAGAGACAGCGGCGGTGCCGACCGTGCGCGTGCCGCCAAGCGTCACGTCGATAGGCATACCGACAAAGCCGCCGCCCTCGCCGCCGAGGGAAGAAGGCTTAACCATGCAGGACGAATAACGCTCCGCAAATACCGCAGTCTTTGCCGTGCCTGCATAAGCATGGACAATCAGCACGTCCTGATTCGCCAGCGCCGCCGCGTTCTGCTCCTTGACCGCAAGGTTCCAAACCTTGACGATGGCAGGGTCGCCAGCGTCCAGATTAGACGGGTCAAAGGTCTGCGTGATAATGGGTTTCTTCATGGTCGTGCGCGTCGTTCCAAGAATATCTTTCGAGGAATCCTCCTGCCAATCATATTCCATGCTGGAATCCGTGACGCGCGTACCGAGGGGAGACCACGTAGGGGTTCCAGTTTCGCCCGTGTTGAGATACGCAATCAGAAGTTCGCGGTCTACGGTCTGCCCCGCCGTGGTGTTAAAGGTCATATCAGCCATTTTTAATCACCTCGTAGTTCATTTTCATAAGGATTTGATGATCCTCGTCACCGTTTTCATACACGGCAAAAAGAGAGGATCGCGTTGTAGGCTCAATACGGATGACGCGGCGACCGTCGCCAATGTCAGGCGGCGTTTCGCTTGTTGCCCAATCGCCCAAGGCGTTAAGCAGCTCGTCAGCTTTGAGCCGTTTGTCGTTGCTATTCCCCGGTTTCATGCGGTAAATAACCTTGAATTGGTATTCCGCCTGATATCCGCCGAGGATGTATTTCCTGACGATATACGCCGCCTGAATCGTGGACAGCGCCATCGCCGGAGTATCGGCGGGAAGAAATTCGAACCGGATTAAATCAACCGGCTTGTCAGGGAACGTGTTTAACCACGCAAGCAACTTTCGGGAGACTTGATCCTCTTTCGCTGCCGATACCGTTTTTTTAACCTGCTCCGTCTTTTTAACCTGTTCCGTACTTCTTCACCGCCTTTTCTGCTACACGCAACCACTTATCGAGGTTCTGCGCTTTTGATGCTTCACACCAATGGGCTTGTGCCTGTGGATGCGCCGTGTGGTTGAACACTAAATTGCGGTCAGTCACGACCTTTGTACCGCCTTTTGGCGCGTATGTGCTGCCGGTATTCGGGTCAACCATGACTTTCCCGTAATACAAGAATCTCGCGTAAGGGCCGGGGTAGATGATGTCGTTGCCAACTACCCTTGTGCGCTGCGTTAACGAGCCTGTGAGCATCGGCACAAAAGGCTGAGTATCTTTCTCCATCTGCTCGGCTAAAACGTGTTCAGCGCGCGCACAAGCCTTTGCAACGGCAGTTCTTACAGCGTCCATTCCATCGGTATGCACGGAAAACTTGATGCCCATTACGCACCTCCAACTTCCCAGTGTTGCATATCGGGGCTACCGTAGTCCATCGCATCAACCTTGGTCACGTTGTAGCAATCGTCATGGCTCAGTACGACGGTCATGTTGTCCGAAACGAATTCGCCCTTTACAAAGCACGTCATGCCGCCGTTGCCATTGTATGAGAGCGTCCACAGTCCAGACTTATCCGCCGCTTTGAAAAACGATTGCGGCCCGATGTAAGTTTTCGGCTTCCCTGTTACCCCGTCCACCGCTTCCACGGCGAACGGGATATACAGATTCACAGCGTCCGCACTTTCAAGGCCGCTTTCGCGCACGTTCACGCCCTTCGACGCTTGCAGCATCACGCCACGCAGGATTGTGGTATAGACCTTTTCGACCTCATCAAGCGTTGTCGGGTCGATCTCCTGCACGATGTTGTAAATCGTTACAGTGTGGGGAGTGTACATCTACAACCACCTCCGCGATACAACAGCCCGGTATGGGCAAGGTATTCCATGCACGTTTCCGCAAGCATTTTCTTCGCACCGTCCGTTGCAATGAGTGCAGACAGGGCGGATTCCCCGCCCGTTGCAAGTGTTCTGGAATAGCTGCCTACTGTTTCGCTTTTGACTTCCGCGTCATTTTCCGCAGCGTTTGCAAGGTTTTTCACGGCAAGCGTCTGCGCCGCTTCGATGACCGCATACTTGTCAACCAGCGCACAGCAGCACATCTTTACCGCGTCCAGATCGGCGTGGCCTTTAGCTTTGTTGCGCGTGTAGTAATCGAGGAAAGAGCTGGCGCGGACAACAAGACGCGGGAAGTCATTTTCGCTCACAGCGCCCATATAAGTGCCGAAGTAGTATTCAAAGTCTGCGTAAGTCATACGGGTCAGCTCCTTTCAAATCAGCCAGAAACGGTAACAGTGGCAGTGCCGGTCTTGGTCCCGTCCTGCTTGGACTTCGCGGTAACGGTGATGCTGCTCTTGGTTTCGGTAGCGGAAACGGTCAGAACGCCCTCATCGCTGATATTGCTCTTCGTACCGTCCTGAGACCATTCGACCTCACCGTTGATAATGCCCTCGCCGTCAACCTGGGCCGTAAACAGCTTGCTCTCACCCTTCTTTACGGTAGCAGTAGCAGGGGTCACGGCGACGGTGGAAATAGCGCCGCCCTTGCCATAAACGGCGAAGGGGAAGGGATTGGCCTTGTCCACGTTGTAGGCGTTGACGGGGTTGGCAATCTCCCAGCCCAGACGCATGACGGCGCGGAGAGCAACCATGTCGTTCTGCATGAGGTTGTAGGTGATGGCCTTGGTGCTGGGGTCCTGAATGACGCCCTCGGTGAAGATCTTGAAGGTCATGTCCTGGCGAATGGCGTACACCAGCTGGCTCCAATCACCAACGATCATCTGAGCCTGAGCGGGGTCAAACGCGCCGTTCATGGGGAAATACATATCCATGCCGTCGAGGCCGTAGCGGGTGGCACCCTGCATATCGGACTTGAAGATGGGCTGACCGGTGGTGTCCTTCAGGCCGCGCAGCTTGCCGCGCATCTGGATGGCGGACATAACGCCGTTGGGGTTAAAGCCGTCCAGCTCAACCTTGGAGATCAGGCCATTCTCGCCCATGATGTCGTCAAACACGCTGGTGCCGACGGGAACGCCGTTACCGGCAGCGATAGCAGCGGGAACAACGCCAGTGCGCCATGTGGTGGGCTTGTTGGTGCCGAACAGGATAGCCGCATCGATGACCTTGCCGAAAGCCTCGGTCAGACGGGGCTTGACCTCGCCCCAAATGTCATAGTCCGCATCATCGAGAGCAGCCTCGGGGATGGGGACGATAACCGCAATTTCCTCGGCGTACAGCTTCTTCTTGTCCCACGCCATCTTGGTGGTCTGCTTGAATGCCTCGCCTGCGCCACTGTCAGTGGCTTCGCCATTGACAAAGTACGCAGAGGGCAGGGCATCCAGCACGTTGATGGTCTGCGTCTTGCTGGACATATTCGCCAGACGGCGGCCCATGCGCAGGACAGCGGATTCGGCGATAGCGCCCTGCATGATTTCGCGGGTTACGGGTTCCGGGATAAGTCCGGAAAGTGCGGAACGATCAATAGTTGCCATGTTGTAATCTCCTTTTCGTTACTTGAGTGCGCCGCGGATCAGATTGTTCATCGCGGCATTGGTATCTATTTTCTTTTCGCCGCCGCCAACAGCGGCAGACCAGTCGATTTTTACGCCGTCTTGGAACGCGGACGGATCAGCGCTGACTTGCGCCTTGTGCCATTCGTCAAACCCATCAAGCGCACCGTCCTTGATTTCAAGGTGCTTTGCTTTCAGGTCTGCCAAATATGCTTTTTCAGCAGCTTTAGAGCTGAATTTTACGCCCTTTTCAGCAAGCGTCTTACGGATCACATCTGCGTAGTCATAATCGGCAATCTTGGACTTGTAGCCCTCGATTTCCTTTTTGAGCGCTTCCGTTTCCGCGCTGCCGTTCGCTGCAAACTGCTTGTTCTTCTTCACTTCCGCGTCCAGTTTGCTCTGGACAGTCGAAAGCGCCTTTGTGATTCGCCTGTCAAACTCCGCCTTGTAGGTCGGGTCAGCCAGTATTTCATCAAAAGTCATAATTTCGTCTGCCATTTTTACTCTCCTTTTATTTATTTCCACAGCGTCATTCCCCGCTGCGTATTACAAAAAAAGAGCCGAACAATGCGCAAAATCTGCGTACTGTTCGGCTCCTATTGCCCTTTCCCGCGCCCTATTGCGCGGAAGTGCTGTATTTGATTGTTTTCTTGACCTCTAAGACGATGTACCCGTCACCTTTGCGCCGGATTTCTACATCGTTTCCACGTTTGAGAATGGCTTGCACGGCCTTGATTGCTTCGTCAAAGTTCAAGTCATATCCGCCTTTCAAAACACAAGAAGGAGAACCACATCGCTGCGGCTCTCCTTCTTCGTTGGCGCTTTGGCAGGCGTGGCGTTCCCCTGCATCTCTCGGGTTTCCCCTATCAATACCATCGGCGTGTGGCTGCCACGAAATTGACCACCTCAAAGCACCTTGCTTATCCTATAACAAGTATAGCCGCTTTATTCAGATTTGTAAAGTATTTTTTTCGTCCGTAGATACCGCTTGTATCGCTTTTCTTCCACTCGCAAAAATGTAATCACAGAGTTTTTATACTCTGGATTGTCTGCATTTGTCGCAAGCCGCAAAATGAGCTGGAAGCGTTCCCCTGCGTCTTCAAACGCTTTAAGAACAAACGCGGTGTTCGGTTTGTTTGCTTCTAAAATATAATCGGGAGCCTCTACAATTTGCGATAAATAGTTTTTGTACCGTTCAAAATCCCGCGGATGTCGTTTTTTTATGTGCTGTATGCGTTCATCCGTTATGACTACTTCATCCGTGCGGATGTCTTCTGTTACTACTCTGTACTTTTCAGTATCAATTTGCCCAATGTGATGCACTGCTCCGCCGCCACTCGCCTTATTTGCGTTTATTATAGTAGATTTCGTTGAAGCAGACAAGCCATTTACTTTTTGTTGCGGCAAATTATCTACATACAGCACCTTCATTCTCTCCCGCTGCTCCGGCAGCCCTGCAGCCGCACTGAACGCATTGTATTTGGCGTTTAACCGCCGTAGCCGTATGTTTACCGCAGTCTCATCTTCATGCAATCCTGCGGACTTGTAGGCGGCTTTTTCGCGCTTTAACTTTCTAGCCGTCCGCTCAATACGGCGCTGCATCTGGGTTGCCTCGTATGCCGTGTAATCCTTGCCATCAAACGTGCATCCATGGCCGTCATCGATGTGTTCCAACTGTTCATCCGTGTAGGTGCGCTCGGACACGCCCTCAACCCACGGGAACCGCCTGTGGCGGCAGTTGGCCCCTTCCAGACCGTCAACTGCGCCCAGGCCGCAAACGTCATAAATGCTCGGGTAAATGTCCCCAGCTCGTACGCTGTAAACGCGACCTTGCCAATCCTTATGCGATGACCACGGTGACGGTCCCGGCTTATCTCGTGCGCCAACATGGGCCGAAACTTCAAAATATGGTGTATCCAGATATTCTGCGGATTGCTCCGTATACTTGGCGCAGATTTGAGATACGCCGGTCATTACGGCTCTTCGAACGGCAACATCGACATGATCTCGATGGCCGCTTTCGTAGTCAACCACTTTTAAACCGCTGTCCGCAAGTTCCTTCACAGCCGTTTTAATCGCCTGATTGTAGTTGATTGCACCGCTTTGCACCTGCAACGCTGCGCTGTCAAGTGCCCATTGGTACGCTTTGGCAGGTGGGAGCATTGTACGCCCAGCGTCCACCAGGAAGCCCATGGATGCAGTCAGATTGTGGAATGTATCAAGTGTCTGCGTCCTGATCGCCGCCACTTCCGCAGCGTCAACCAGTGTCTCAGGCTGGTTGATATGCGCAAGGTCAATCATATCAGTGTAATACTGTTGGTTCCTTGCGACCACATCGCCCAGCAGCTTGTCCAGCTTAGTTTTACTGATGCCGGAAGTCTCGCGGATTGCTTTCTTGATTTCCTTTAGGTTGATGCCGTGGGACCGCAATGCGCGAATATCCTGCACCGTTACCTCGTTCAGCTCGTCTGCAGCTTTGAGCCGGGAACAGATTTCTTCCAGCAGCGTTATTTCAAGCGCCCGGAACAGTTCCGCCAGCTCTTCCGGCAGCGCGTCAAGGACTTCCGGCTGAAACGGATATTTCATTTGCTTTCCTCCGTTTCACAATCTCGTCATAATGCGGCTTCACGCGGATTACATTCCAGTCGCATTCTTCCGGCACTTTTCCGTAGAATATCACCCATTCCGGTGAAAGCCGATTCATCATTTCCTCGTAACCGCGCAGAAACAGCCGCTTGCTTTCCTTGTTCTGCTGTGTGCCTACCGAACTAACCGCAACTATTCCGCCGACAGGCTCACCATCAAAGCACCAATCGTAACTGTTCTCGTCGCTCCATGAAATAGAGGGATAAACCGTCATCCCGTGGAGCTGCCAGTATGCCGCCAACCAATGCTTGCGGTAATGGTTGTATATCTGCATCGCCAGCGGCATATCCGTGTATGTGGAGAAGTCCGGCGCGCACACCGCCGAAAACTGCAACAGTTTCGGAATGTACTTGTCCGGTGTGTTCCAGTATCGGATGAATTGATAATCATCCACAAAGAAGTGTACGATCTTGCTTGCCGTATCTTTTGCTGTGTAATGGTAATTCACAGGGATAAATTCGCCATGCGGATATGCCTTGACCGGCTCGATCTGCGGAATGTCGTACTTTCCAACGCCGGGGAATGTGAACTTGTCGAGATTTTCAAAGTTAATCATAAATCCCCCAGCAAACAAAAATGCCGCAAGATACATTTCTGTACCTTACGGCATAGCAAGCGCCCGGATTCTAACCGGAGTTCCCGCAGTCACGGTGTAATCACCCTATACGACTACTTGCTATGCCTATTATACCAAGCCTTTTTTACGAATGCAACCAGCTTCTTTTCGTCTGCCGTCAATGCTCTTGTTCCGCCTTCATCATGATAATACCCGATGTGTGTATGCACTCCCTTGAATTGCTCATGGCTATGCAGAAGATTGATTGTTTTTACACGCTTTCCATCTGCACCGTAATAGCTGATTGCATTGATTTTGCCCTCATCGTTTATCGTTGCGTAAATGCGCCCTTTGGTCATAGTTTCCAATGGGTCTTTTGCGTTCAATGCCGCATTTTGCTTTACAAACTTTACGTTTCCAGCTTTTAGAAGCGTCCTAAACTCGCTCCCGTAAGGCTTTCCCTTTTCGCTCATGCCGCTGCTTGCGCCGCGTCCTCCCATTAAACAGGTCTCCATGTACCGCTGCGCTTATTAGCCCTGCGGTATTTCTTGCCGTTTACCGTAACTTCCAACGCGCCGGACTTTTGCGCTGTTACAAAGGCATTGGAAAACGCCTTGTTTTCTGCTGCTTTGCGGTTTTTACTGGACTGGTCACGCAATTTCCGCATGTAGCTATCCATTTCACCGCGCGCTCTTGCAGCTCTGTCTGCGGCGCTTCCTGTTTTCTGCGCCGTTGTCAGGCGCGCAGGCCCGCTTGCATAAGGATTAACTGCTCCTGCCGCCGTTTTGAGCGCCGTTGTTGCGAGAGTTGCCATCTGCTTTACCGCGTCTTTCTTTTCAGCGTCCGACATCTCAAGTCCATTGATTTCAGCAACGTTGCGCTCGAATGTGCGCCTGATAATATCGCCCATATCGGTTACGGACGCCGCATTTGCTCGGTCAATGTCCTGTTGCGACAAAAACCGTGCAAGGCTCATACCGCGACCACGCCCAGGTTCTCCGGCTCCAATGCCGCCACCGGCTCCACCTCTGCCGCCCATTACTCTACCTCCGTTTCTTTTTCGGTTGTCATATCCTGCATCTTCGGCAACGCCGCCTTTGCGGTATCCTCGTCCTCGTTCATCCACTTCATGCGAAACTCCCAATCGTTCATGATGCCCGCCTGCAAGAGCTGCATATCACGGGAAAAATCGGTCTGCTTGTCCTCAATGATGCTGTCATCAAAATCGATAGAAATCTCCACGTCCTCATTTAGCCCAGCGTTCATGGCTGTGTTGCCGAGCCGAAGCAGGATGCGGCACAGCTCCACCAGCGCTTGCTCGAGGATAATTTCATGCTTCTTGATCGTGCGGAACATGGTGGAGTTCTCGCTAATGACCTGCGTTGCTGTCGCGACGCTGCCACCGTCGAAACGGTAATAGGTCTCGCCGAAACCGCACTTACTGGACAGTACGTTAAGTTGGTCTTGCAGTCCTACATTCAGCTGCTCGGTTCTTAGCGTCGGGGAAATTGTCTCTACGACGTTTCCTTGCTGCGTATCCTCTGGAAGCATATAGAAACGCCGGTCGTTGTCGTCAAGCGTCGGTTCGTCGTCTTCCCACCTTGTGGCGGGCATTTTGACCATCATCATCATAGGCCCGTTCTCAAACTCGTTCACATAGCAGTCATAGGCACAGTCAACGCCGCGCAGAACGTCGATTGCATTTGCATACACAGGGATACCAACCGGAAGCAGGTGGTCAAGATTGTTTGCGATGTTCGGTCTGTCGATGACGAACTGCCTCTTGTCGCTTCCCGTATGTACCACAGGTGGGATTCGCTCAAAGCCCGGAACATCGGTGAGTAGCGCGTCGGCAAGCGTCTCGTTTTCGTATCTGTAAATACTATTCTCGATGACGTAAAGACCGTTTTCGTCTTTCCGGTGAATCTGCAAATACAGATAATTCTTTCCGGCTCGTGTGACTACGCTGTCAAACGCGCATTCTGTGATAAATCCATTCTGCCAAGCCAGCGGAAAGATGTGCTCAATCGTCACATAGTCCAGCTCGATGCCAGAAACATCACCCGGCACGATCTCGCCGCTTTCATTAACGGCCTGCCCCACCACACGCGGAATGTACGCCACGGTTCCGAGCGCTGATTTCATTTCCTGCATTTCGTTTGCCTTGACCGTGAAGTTGTTCGCCGTCAGAACCCTGTCAATAAACTCCTGCTCCTTCTGGCCTTCAAGCGTGATCTGAACCTTCTCATTCATCAAGAGGTTTGCCCAGTCCTCACAAACCTTTTTCGCCATACCGAGGCTTGCACGGTTGCACTTTGTCCACTTATGCCCGTTATATCGCCGGTATTGATGGAAGCCCTTGACTTTGCCGACGTACCACGACTTCCAAAGGGACACGTATGTATAGAATTCCTCTGGGATCGTCGTATACCCGAATTCCTTTAATTTATCGATAACCGTCATGCAATAACTCCCATTCTGCGGCTGACAGGCTCTAACGCATATCTCGTCGCGTCAATCAGGTGGTTGTTCGCGTCAGGGTAGCCGCTAATAATGTCGCCGTCTTTGTTTCGTTCGTATTCGTATCCAACAAATTCATCGTAAGCGTGCGGTGTGCGTCGCCTGTCAATGACGATTGTTCTTCTCTGCAAAAACTTCATGCCGTATTCCACCGAACCGGGGCCTTTTACCGCTTCATACGCAGGTAGCCCCATTGCCCGAAGGTCAGCAACGCTCTTCGGTTCTGCGCTGTCGCAGATTGTTCGCACGTTGTTATATCCACGCTGCTTTATCATAACCGCGCTCTGCTCGTTGGACAGCTTGTTTTGATAAATCTCGTCCAGTAGATAGATCGTCTCTCTCGCTCGATCATAATGCAGCCGAATAAAAGCGAACGGGTCGGGGAACCAGCCAAAGTCCACTCCCTGATAGATGCGGTCAAAACTTTTGACTTCTTCATCTGTGATCTCCCGCAGTTCCAGCTTGTCAAACACATTGCCGCCCGTGCCGACCGGGATACCGAGATATTCGTGCTGATACGCGCGCTCGTCTGTCTCTTTGAGGTGTTCCGCTTCTGCAAGAAACTGTTCTCCCAGCCACTCGGGCGGTGCTTGCAGATACGTGGACTTATGACACAGCCGGTCAGCGCGTTCTTCCAAACTGTCCTTGTTTGCCCAGTTGTCACGCGAAATAGGCGGGTTGTAGCTTTCAAAGTTCCAGAACGCCGAGCCACCGCGCATGGTCGACTGCAAAATGTTTCGGATTTCCGCACGTCCGGCAAACTGGTCTTTTTCCTCAAAGTGCGTCACGGCAATATAGCCAAACGGCACCTTGATAGACTTGATCTTCATGGGGTCGTCAGCGCCGCGAAACATGATCTTTTGGCCTGTCGGCTTGTAGATCAGCTCCATCGGGGATACTTTCGCGTCCCAATACGCCGCCATGCCCAACTCGCCGATTGCCCAGATATACTGTGCATAAACGCTATCGCGGATTGTATTTGCCACCTTGCGCAACACAAGCGCATGCGTTCCCGGATTGCCAACCAGCAAAAGCGGTACAAGAATTGATACTGTGGAGGATTTCAGTGAGCCACGACCGCCGCTAAAATCGTAGTGCGTGTGGCCGTGGTGGAACACGTCATGTGCCACGTCGTAGAATGCAGAGCCGATTTTTTCAGACAGGCGAATGTCAGACATCAATAACCACCTTGACGGAATCCGTTCTTATTTTTGTCTCGTTCACTTCCCGCCAACCAAAATTGCAGCCAAGCGAGAATTTTGCGCCGTTCGCACCGTCTTTGTCGTAGAGCCGAGATTCGGCATATTCTTCACATCTGGACTTTGCGCGCGTAACCGTGTCCGCAAACTCCGGCCTTGCTTGATAATCCAGCAGCGCTTGTCTCCCTGTAAATCCAAGCGCCAATGCAAGCCCCGTGATTGTCGGCGGCTTTGCGTTGATGATGATCGGCACCCCGTACTTATCTCGCACAGCGCAACCGTCATCTCCGATAAACGGTTCGCCTTCGCACTTTTTGAAGTAAACGTCAATAGCTTTCTGCATCGCGCTTACGCTTTTCCATTTTCTTGGCGCTCCGCCAGCCATACGCTCACTCCCTTTCGTTTTGCTACTGGCCCCCACCCCTTGGCCTTACATAGCAGACTTTACCCGCCCCGCAGTCTCTACCATTACCCCACGCATAAGCGCAAGCCTTCGATTTTGAGGGGCATACAACGCCGCCCACATTGGGCGTTTGTCTTTTCACAGGCTCCCGGCTGCGAGGAGAAAAATGAAATTTCGGGTTGTGGGCTGACTGGTTCCACTTTCCGATGATACTATTTTAGCACGTTTTTATGTGCCTAATGGGCCAACTTTTAGGAAACCAGGCCCAAATAATCTGCTACGTGCCACAAAAATGCAGCTTTGCGGCGCTTCATGGTTCTCTCGCTGAATCCGCATCCGTCCATGATTCTAAGCGGGTATCTGTCCCGGTTCTCGCAATTCCGCATGATCACCCACACCAGCTTGCGCCGCACGTTCTCATTGGCAATATCCCGGCCCACGTTGTCCATGGCGTATTCCACGGCCCGCATTTTCTTTGTCTCCGGCCAGTTCTCTATGGTTGCCAGCCGTTCCGCCTTGCGCTCGGCTATCCTGCTGTTACCGGGGCTATGCGGCATACCAGACATGGCAAATGATGATGCTTCCAGCACTTCTTCCCGGGCCGCGTTGTACGCCAGGACCCTGCGGGGATAGCCCCTAACATATGCTATACACTCCATGCGGATATCGTATGGGAGCGAGTATTTGTTGCTCATCGTACCTCCTATTCCAGCGCCGTCTCAACGCCGTACTCTTTGAGCATCTGCCGGATATCTGCCCAGGTAACATACCCTTCTGCCACGCACTGAGCGGCGTGGTTCAATTCGCTTGCAAGCTGTTGCACATCGTCCATCGGCGCGTCGTGCTTATCGATCAGGACATACAGCATCAGGTCTATGCCCCGGCTCAGGCCCTCCACAACACCGTTGCTGTAAGCTTTGTCTACGTCGGCCTGGGTGCGGGGGATTCTGCGGGGGTTAGTCTTGGGCATGGGCATCCTTCCTCCGTCTGCCATTCGCGCACCAAAAATCTGGAGACACAGGGCAATCCACGCACGGGCCGTAGGAGCATATCAGATCATCCACTGCGTAGTTGCTATTCTCGCAATCCCTGCACCGCACCACCGGCGCAACGTCGGCGGATTTCATTTCGCGGATGTCTGTTACAAGCCCATAATATGGGACGCCTTCGTCCGTGTGTCCATAAGGACGAAACCACTCGATTACCTGCTCTTTCGTAATGTATTCAGCCATTTTCAGCACCCGCCCTTCTCTCTCCGTAGGAGCAGAAATCGTCCGGCTTTCGCTTCTGGAACCAGCAAATACTGCATCTCCCGCCAAACTCATGCTTGCAGTCCTTGCACCGCACCACGGGCACAGCGTCAACGGTGGGCGTATCGGCTATGAGCCTCTGGATTTTGCTGTGTGCGGCAAAGTTTACAAGCCATTTCAAATCGTCTGTAATCTGCACCTGTGCAGACATATAGGCCTCGGATTCGTCCACGGCCATTTGGTCGGCGTCAATCAGCCGCATCGTCGTCACCTCCATTTTTCTGCACATACGCGATACAGTTTTCCGGTTCGTTACCGCAAATGCAAGGCGCGTACACACAGGTTTCGCAAATATTAAACATTTCCGTCAGCTGCATCCTCGCCACCTCCGTCCATCTTCGCCCCGCAATCCTCGCAGTATTTTTTGGTAGGCTTGTCCCAACTGCCCTCAGTGGTAATGACAAAGCCGCACACAGAGCAACACCATTCATCTCCACCAAGATGTACCCATCGCCCATGTACCATCGGTGTAGAAGTATCTTCTGTTAGAGCCAGATAGGCAAGAGCAAGGGGACGACTATGATGCAATAGTTCATCTTCGTCCATGTATTGTGCGATATGCTCAATGGTTGTAATGGCTTCTTGCTTTAGGTCGGAATCACAGCCGAGATCATATGTGTAGTGCATCAGTTTTTCTCTAAGCGTCATGATCAACACTTCCGTTCTCTATGTCCATCTTTGCCCCGCAGTTCGGACAGAAATGGTGGTTATTTGCTGCGACCGACCCACAGGTTATCCGGTAGCCCTTGTCGCAGTATGAACAGTACCACGAGCCGCCTCTTTTAATCCAATGCCCATGTATTACCGGGGCAACATCAGCGGCGGGAGTATCACTTACTTCCCGCAACACCTTAGCAGCCAGCAAGTACGGGATTTCCTGTGGGCTCTCCGAAAATACATCCTTGGTGTAAACAGCACCATGATAGCGCCTTGTGTTCTCGATTGCTCTCGCGCCGGCGTTCATGGCAAGCATGAGTTCTTCTGTGCGCTCGATGTATTCAGCCATTGTTGTCCTCCTGTTCTTCATCCCCGTTGGATACAGCCACGCCCTCGTTTTCTGCAACACAGCAATCTGTGCATACGCACTCTCCGTTTGGCAAACCGTAGCACATTTCTCCCGTTTCGATGCGCTTTCCGCAGAACGCGCAGTAATCCCACAGCCGTCCCATCACATTGCCTCCACATAGCACCAGCTTTGGGGCGGGCGGCGAAGCGGCAAAGCCCCATTGTTGCAGATACCGCCGTTGTTGCTGTACATGGCGCAGGTCTCACAGCATAGGTCATTAGGGCAAATCCGCCGGAAGTCCGTCAGCTCCCGCGGCTGGTCATAGATCAGCAGGTCGGAGATATGCCAGCCGTAACAACGCCCCTTATCGCCGATATAAGCTATAATTTCTGTCTGAGTTAAGCACGTCGCAGGGGAAAAGGCGGCATTTGTTGTACTACTTAACTCGCCGCCATCGTATGCAATAAGGGCGATTCTTTCACAGGTAAACTCCCCGATGACCTTGCCGCCGCCGTAAAACTGTGGCATTGGATAGTCCGTCGCAATGAAGTCCTCGTGCGGATATTTTGGCAGCGTGCAGTAGATATAGCACTTGAACGGTGTTTCCAGCTTGGGCTTGGTCTTTCTGACTTCAATGGTCTTTTCGCCGTTGGCGATCTTCTCCACCCACTTGGGGCGGATGCTCAGCATAACAGCCTTACTCATCCTTCTTCGCCTCCAATGCTCTCATATCCGTCTCTGTCAATGTGCGGTTGCTTGCAATATATGTCACAGCCTCACTTCTGTTTTGGCAGGCTACACACTCACACCTATTGCAACTACTTGACGTGTTTTCTCGAAAAGGGCATGAATAATTAAAGCAATCCACTATTTCATCGCCTCCAATGCTTTCTCTGCCTCCGGCGGTTCCGGCCGCACCACCAGCCGACCGGCTCTGTCGGCCTCCATCAGTGCAACAATGCGCTTAAATGTCACGCCCTTACTGATAGCCTCATCCTCAAACGTCTTGTAATTGGCGCACATCGCAGGTTCCAGGCCCGTGTCCTCATATTGCATGAGCCTGCCACGCAGTTCTGCGTATGACCATGCTGCGGTATATAGCAGGGCAAGCAATCCTGTTGGCTCATCAGGACCGTCCAGCAAAAGCTCACCCATTGCATAGTCTACGCCGTCATCATCTGTTGGAAAGTCCAAGTCCGGCAGCAAAATCTTTGCGGCTTTGCGGATAAAATCGTAGAGCCGGATGTCTGGGTAATCCGGGCCATCACCTCCGCCACGCACCCACGTCTCGAAGTCTTTGATGTAAAACAGATTCAGGGCGGCATCAAGGTTGTTATCCGGGCAATTAGTTGTCAATCTTTTCATTTACCTTTCCTCCTCCGGCGGTTCCGGCAGCGGCATCCAGTGCGTGACGGCGATATCGGATCTGTTCCCAATGCCGACATGGACAGACCATGCCGCCCTTTCGGGAGCGCACCAGCCCATATAGGCGCCCCATCTTTCGTGCCAATACGCGACAACAAGGACATCGCTACGATCCTCCGGCAGTCGCTCCGTCACCGGAATCCACCGCCGTTCAAGCAGCTCCGCGCTCTCCTTGGTCACCAGCGCAGCCGCTTCCCGCAGTTGCTCGTTCTGCGCCCGCAGCTTTTCAATCTCCTGTTGGAGCGCCGCAATGTGGGTGCTCTGGTTGGCGATCCGGTCGGCGGCTTCTGTCAGATCATCGCCCAGCGTGATCGGCGTTTCCCACTCATTTGCCTGCGCCCATTCTGCGTGCTCCCGCAGCGCATTTACGAGGTTTGTATCTCTCATAGTTCCTCCCTAATGTCTCCGCCCCATTGCTCCGCCATAGCTTTGGCGATGCCGGGGTTAAGCAAAAGCGCTTTAATTTCGCGAAGAAGGTCGAAAGCTCCGCTAATTGCCGATATTTCAACAATTTTGCTTCCACCGCCGTCAATTCTCGCCCACTCAACAAACTTTGCAATGTCACGGCAGGAAATTCTCCCGAGCTCTGTTTCCGACCATTCGCGCTGTGTAGAATTTTTTGGGGGCGGATTTTGTCCGATAAGCCACCAGTCAGTGCCATATCTCCGCTGGAGCTTAAAGTAACAGTAGTCGTCTGGCTTGATCTCTACGTTGATAGTCTCAAACCAATCTAATGATGGCTGCGTATACGAAAACTTAAATGGTGCTTTAACAGACTGTGACATTTCACTCCCCCCCCTCGCAAATGTCCACGATGTGTTCGCACAGGGCGGGAGGAATCTTTGACCTTTCCATACTGTTCTTCAGCGCACTTGTTCCACCACGGGGAAGGATGATACCCATTTGCTTTGCCTTCCTGATGGTTGCCCCTCTTGGGCTTCTTTCGTAGCACGGATCACCGTTTTTGCAAATCGGCTTAAACTGCGGATTAGGATGGTTTGTCCAGATGTCAGTTGGCTTCATTCTTGTGTCACCATACTGGCAGTATGTAACCGTATAACGGGGAAGCCCCTGCATCCACGTCATCTTCCTCATACCGCCACGGGGATTTTCGATGAAGTAAAACTTCGGTTTCAGCTCACGGATAAGATGTAAAACATGTTGATCGACCACATCACAGAATCTTGCATAATCGCTGACAGGATCAAGATTGCCGGTAACGGCGTTCTTGCGCCTGTGATGGCTGATTGCCGCAATGCTGAATGTCGTGCAGTCCGGGCTTGCCCATATCACATCCGGCCTTCCAAACCGCTGAACGATGTCATCAGCCGTGACCGTCATGATGTCGGCATACAAGTCAATGTTTTCAAAGTGCTTGTCCCACTCGACAGAAAACACTTCGTGCCCACGCGCTTCAAACGCTTTGCCAATGCTCCGTGTCCCGGCAAATAACTCCAAAACTTTCATATCAATCTCCAAACACCACGCCGCACTCATCTTTCAGCACGTCCTTGATGTGCTTGCGCTTGATGCGGCCTTCGTTGATCTCCTGTGTGATCTTTTCCAGACACTCGTACAGATACGCGATGCTGTGCGTATCACGGCTGTCCGGCGTCTCCTCCTGGACGTGCCAGCCGCACTTGTCGATGAGCGCCATCGCCACCATGTCCATGCACTCCTGCGTACCTCTGCGCTTGCCGTCCATAAAAATCCGGTCGTCCCGGCTCAAATGCTGCTTGCCCATATCAATACCTCACTCCTATGTAGTCCAGCACCCGCGCATAACCAAGGCCGTCTTTCGTGGGCTTCCACAGCCCGTCTGTGTCAAACGCCCCGCCGCCGATGCAAAAGTCGTAGTGCTTAGGGTGCGTGTGCTTCATGCGCTCGAAACGGTTCTCGCCTTTTTCGAGATGTGCCCCGAACGCGCAGAACATGCAACCCGTGCGTTGGCAGCCCGTGCAGTGCAGCTTGCTGTCGATCAGCGTTTCCGCATAGTCGTTATCACCGTCGCTTGCTACAATGTCGCCATATACGCTGGCAATAGGTAGCTCGCGATCTACGATAAACCGCAGCACATCCTGCTCCGTCCAGAAACTCATGGGCTTTCCCATCGGGCGCTTTCCCTCAAAAGAGTTGCAACCGCTTTTCATCCAATATGTCATGCGTAATCTGCTTTCCTCAGCCATCGTCGCTGTTGTAGCCTGCTGCCCGGTTTTGTGTGCGTAGGTTTTCAGCGGTGATTTTTTCATAATGGCGCAGCACCTCGCGGATATATGGAACGGTGCGTACAGCAGAAATCCCCACTTTTCGCAGTTGTAGGCAGACGGTTGTCCATCATTCCTCACCGCCTCTCCGCGCAGCCGCTTCATCCGTAGGGAGTTTGGGTTTCGCCTTGCATCCGTAACACAAGCCGCCACCTCTTTGCTCACGATGCTGTACCCGTACTTTTCTACCACCTGCCGGACGTTCATCTTCGGACGCAGGCGGTGGAGGTTGACGGTCGCGCGGGGAAACTCCTTCCGCAGCCAATCCGCGTACTCGTTGACAAACTTCTGAATTTCAGGATATTCCAGCCCCGTGTTGACGAATACCAGATTCAACTCCCACGGCGGTGTCCTGAAACTCGACAGATACCGTGCCGCCAAGTACGCCAGCACTGTGCTGTCCTTGCCTCCGGAAAAGCTGACGTAGCAACTCCCGCCCCATGCGGTGTACCATTCGTCCAGTTTTTCGTAGGTGGTTATCTCCTTATCCGTTAAGTCCAGCGCCATGAGTTTCCTAGCCGCATCTTTCGTCAGCGGTTGATTGGGGGGCAACATCACTCGCCGTCCTGAAACCGTTGTCATCCTCACACCTCCCGGATGGCGTATCCGTACCGGTTACGGAACAGCTTTGCTTTCATGGCGTACTCCCGCGTCCTCATCCCTTTCACGTCCTCCACTACCGGCAGCCAGTACCGCTGGCCGTAGCTGTCAGGAGCCGCTCTGCGCTCGTACACGAAGTCCGCAACGTAGTCGATACTTTTCACGCGGTCGCCCTCAAATGTCGTGTACGCCTCTTGCAAGCAGTACCGCACCTGCAATTTTAGCCCCCGTATCTCCCCGGCATTTTGCAGCAGCAACAAAGCGTCATAGCGCTCCGCCTCCTTCTTGCTGTCGAAAGTCAGCTTGCCGCGCCGCGTCTTCTGCGCCTTGTACTTTCCGGGCTTGCGCATCTTCTCCATGACCTGCTTCTGCGCCGCAGGCCCCAGCCGCATCAGATCATCACTGTTCATCCAACAACCCTCTTTTCTCCAGTCCGCGCTTGCTCATGGTGTAACGCTTGAACGTCGTCAGTTTCTGGTCTTTCCCGCAGCGCTGGCACACGCCCCGCGCCCAGCCGTGGAACGCTGGCTCGATGATGTATTCCGCCGCCATCTCCTGCAAGCAGGCCACGCACAGCCTGCCGGACGCGATCTTCCATGCGCCGTCGTTCATCGCAACCTCCAGTTCTTTCCGCTGCCCGTCACGCTCATGGTAAAGCCCTTCGCGCGCTCCGCAATGCGGGATCCTATCGCCTCGTCCCAGTCCAATATCTGTCCTATCGTCCGCTCAGAACTGATGATCGTAGCACACTCAGGCTTTATGTACCGTGCGTTGAGTATTTCAAACGCAATGTTCCGGTCAGCCTCCGTCACGTTGCCCTTGAGGAAGTCGTCGATGTAAAGCACGCGGATAGTTTTCAGCTTTCCCACGGCATCGGCGTACAGCTCCGCATCGTTTACCTTCGCCTTGAGGGCTGGAATGTCCGACCGCCACTGCATATACCGTACCGGCAAGCCTGCCTCCATCAGCTTCCCGCAGATCGCCGTGCACAGGTGCGTTTTCCCGCTGCCGGGGGTCCCACCGGCATAAAACCACTTCCCGCGCCAATCCGTGATATACGCCTCGGCCATCTGCTTTGCCTGCTTCTGCCACGGCTCCGCCGTCTGGTACGTATCCAGCGTACAGCTTTCCAGCAGACCGGATAGCCCGCTACGCGCAATGCGCCGCTGGTTGTCCTTGCGTATCTGGCAAGGGCAGATACGGGTCACAAGCTCCCCGGTGGCGCTGCGTGTGGCCGTATAGCCCCTGTCCTCGCAGACCGGGCACTCAAAGTACGACTTCTCCGGGGATATTCCATTTTTTCGCAGGTGCTCCAGCATCGCCGTTATGTCCACCGTCGTGTTCCTCCTTCCACCTCGTCTCCCAATTCCGCACGGCGGCTTTCCAGTCCTTCATGCGGTTCTTGCCTACCATCCAGCCCTTTTGCTCGTAAAAGGCGACAAAACGATCTGCGTTGACGTGATAGCCCTGCGCTTGAACATAGGCGGATACATCATCAACGGATGGCGGTGTGAAGCGCTTCGCGCGCGTATCACTCACACCGTTAGGTGGGAGTGTATTATCTTTGGTTTTGTCTTTAGTTTTGTCTTTGGTTTGGCACGTTTCGCATGCGGTCGCATCCGTTCGTATGCAATCGTATACGGTCGTACCATCATGCCGTGCATATCGCTTTTTGGCGTTGCGCTGGTTCTTCGCGCATCTCTCGTCATACGCCGCTTTTGCCCTATTTATATCGTCCGCAATAAAATCAAATGCGATCGACTCCCGTCCCGTAAGTTCCTCCGTCTCTCCGGTCTCGCCATATTCCAGCAAGGCCCGTACAAGCCGACCTACCTCTTGATCTGAGAGTTTCTCCAATTTTTTGCGATAGCTGAAATAAAAGGGAATGTACTCAAGAGCCACTATGCACCGCCTCTCACTCCTTCGGCGATACGCCTATTTCCCATTCTTTTCTCCCTGCCTCTCGTACTCGTCCGTCAGGTGCCGTGCGATGGTGCAATGCTCCCACGCCCCGGCACAGAATTGATTCATATAGCGGGATGCCGCGCCGCCCGTCTCAAAGCTGACGCGGCTACCGCCCTCGCAGCAGACCCGCCGTTTCTCGCTGCTGGTAAAGTATGGGCAGGTGTACCGCTTGTGCCAGTAAGCCATGCCGCTCTACCTCCTATCAAAACGGAAAATCGTCGTCCGCGTCGAAGTCCTCGTCCACCTCCACGAACTGTCCGCCCGCGTATTTCTTGGCGCCGCTGTCCGCGTCCTTCTTGGCATCGCCAAAGTAAATGTTGTCCGCCAGCACCTCGGCGTTCCGGCGCTTATTGCCGTCCTTGTCCGTCCAGTCCCGCATTTGCAAGCGACCCTCCACAACGGCCATGCGCCCCTTGGAGAAATACTTGTGCACAAACTCGGCGGTGGTTCGCCATGCAACCACGCCAATAAAATCCGTGTCCTTAGTGCCGTCCGCGTTCTTAAAGTCCCGGTCTACCGCCAGTGTAAAGCTGGTGACGGCTGTACCGTTCTGTGTCCTGCGCAGCTCCGGATCGCGTGTCAACCGGCCCATGATGAAAATCTTGTTCAGCATCTCTTATCTCCTCTCATAAATAGCTTTTCCCGAATTCGCGGCGAAAGTCCGCCTCCGTCCATCTCTGCTCCTCCATCGCCTTGAGCTGCCCGTACCGTCTCAAACGGCGCATCTGGTCTCCGTTCTTGTGTACCGCGCCGCGCCCGTTCCGGTGGCAGCGATTGCCGCACAGATACACCACAAGGCCGTACTTCTCGCTTTTCTTCCGATTCGCGCCGCCAAAAATGTGGTGACGCTCCAGCGGGTCACCGGAGTCATTCCGGCCGCACAAAAAGCATCTTTTGTCGTTCATACGCTAACCTCTCCCCACCGGCTAACGAGGGCATCCAGTTCTCGCGGCGGCAGGGTCTCAACGCCCTGCGCCTTGCATTCCTGGATGATGATCTCGATCAGTCGGCTCATCTGGGCGGTATCGTAGTCGCTGGACCCCATATATGTCCGAATATTGTGATATCCGGGGATAGAGCGGCATGGCCCCAGGTCCTCCGTAAAGCGCCCGATGTGCCCGGCACACCAAATACGGTTCCAGTACTCAATCCGGTCCTCTTTCACCGGGATCACGTCGTAGTTGTCGCCCACGTCCCGGATGCAGTCCCGGTAAACGTTGTCCGGCGTGACTGGTGCTTTCTTAGTGCTCAGCACCGCCGCCAGCTTTCCAATCAGCGTCCAAGCGTATGCATTGGCGTCCAGACTCCGCTTTTTACGGTATTCCTTGATCTCCACGGCGTACTTCCGCGGTTTCATTTCTCCGACGAACTTGGCGGCGTCCCGGCGGGGGATGGAGAGGCAGAGATAGGTGTCCTCTCCATCCACGATCACCTTGGCCCGCTCAAAAACGGCCTTCATGGCTTAAAAGCCCTCCGGCTCTTCCGTCGGCTGCGGAGCCTCCGGCGCTGCGGATGCGAAATCTTCCGCTCTGGGTTTGATTGCCTGCTGCGGAGCATCCATGTCCACCGGAGCGGACGCCAGATCGCTCACGTCAATATTCATCTCCGTGGGGTCATACATGCCCTCCAAGTCCTCGGGGAAGGCCTCACGCAAGGCCTGGACCAACGCCACCTTGCGGATCATGGTGGCCGGTTTCTTGGTCCACTGTTCGTTGACCTCTCCGGTTTTCTTCAGACCGACGTATTCTTCAAATGCCACAGAAATCTCGATGGGCTCCTGGTATCCGCGGACGAAAACCTTGGCCCAGCCGCCCACCAGCTCCTCGCCTTTCAAGACGATGGCGCCGATCCGGTTCTCCAGGACTCCGGTTTCTGTGTTCAGAACCACCACTCCCGCCTGCTGCCCGCAAAATGCGGTGTTCCGCATGGCCCGCTTCGTGATGGCATCCTTGCCCACCACAATGGTGGCCGGGCTGTTCCCGTACTTAATCAGGTAAGCCTCCCGCAGGAACGGGTTCAAATGCTGGAACCGGCAGAGGTTCAGGAACATCACGATCTCCTGGTCCGTCACGGCGCCGTTTCCGTTCACCAGATACTTCCGGATGATATTCGGGGAGAGCCTGACGACCTCCTCACCGCACTTAAAATCCACAACCTTGTCGTTGGCTGTCTTTTTCGTCGCTGCAATGCTGTTATTCAATGCCATGGTATTCTCCTCCTCAAATCTTCGTGTATTGGATGCCGTTGCTGGAAAGGAACTGCTTCAGCGCCGTTGCCTGTGGTTGTGTCAGATGGAATTCCAGCCGCAGCAGGTACAGCTTTTCCTGAACCCGGGGCTGCTCCACAATTTTTTCGTTATCCACTGCCATGGATGCCTCCCGCTTTTTGGCGGCCTCTGCGGCATCCTGAAGGGCCTTCTTGTGGCGCAACGCTGCGCCGATGTCCAGCGTCTCCATGTACTTTGCCCGGACGGCGGTGGAAAACTCCGGTTCGATGGTGTCCAGCACGGTCAGATCGTCGTCGATCTTATCCGCCAGGTTTCCGATGGCCTCGCCCACGGCCTCAATCTTGAATGTGGTATTCAGCCATCGCTGGTCAAAAATACGATCCAAAGGCATGATGGCTTTGATCTCGTCCGGCACAATCTCGTCGTAAACAGTTTCAATGGCCTTCCGCTTCTCCTCCCGGCGCTGTTCCTCGAAAACCTTTAGCTGCCCGTCGATGGCGGCCACCGGGGCGTCGATCATGGCCACCAGCTCCTTGACCTTGGCCTCAAAATCGGTGTAGGGCGCCATGCACTCCTTCTTGATCTCCTTGCGCTTGGACTCCACGGCCTCCCGCAGTTTGTTCAGTTTGGCCTTTTCGGCCTTGCCCTCCTTGATGGTGTCCTCCGTGACCACCAGGTTGTTGTAATAGTCCAGCTTCTCAGCCAGCTCCGCCTTCAGCTCCTCAAAGTTGAAGCCGATTTCCTTCGGCAGTGCGGTGGTCAAATCCGTGCTCATGATAAATTCCATGGTCTTTTCTCCTTTTCTCGTTAAATCTCCGGGAGCTTCAGGTTTGGGCGCTTTTTTGCTTCCACAGAACGCCAAAATCTGATTCCCTCCGCCTTGGTGCTTTGGATATCGTCCAAAACCTCTTCCCGCTCGATCAGATACTCCCTGGTGTCCTTCCGGTGATTCCCCTCCCGGTCGGTCCACTTGATCTGCGCCAGCAGCCATACAAATTCCCATCCGGCGGCGATCATCTGCCAGATGACTTGGCAGTAATACTGGTCCGGGATGCGGCCATTCCAATGGTCCCACTGCCCGGGGTTCTTGATCTCCGTTGTCTTGATCTCCATCCCGCCATGGCGGCCCGTCTCCCGCTCCGTCAGCTCTCCGTCCGGGGTGCAGAAGATGAACGGGTACTCACTGTTGCGGATGATCTTGTATGGGCTGTCGTATGTAACCTCCATCTCAGGATGGTCCAAGGAGAACAGCGCCCGCAGGTGCGGCTCCGCGTCATGCCCATACTGGACGAATGGCTTCCCGGAAATATCCTCCGGCTCCCGGAGCCCGGTTTTTTCCAGCCAAAGCTCTTCATTGCTTTTCCAGTTGCTCATCCCCAGCATGGCCCCGGCGTCGGATGCGCCGATGCCGTACTTCCGCTCTTCTTTCCATGCTTCAAGGGTCTCCGGAAGGACAATGATGCTCATTCCTCGTCCTCCTCCATATACCGGTCGCCCCGCCGCTTTCAGCACGTCCCGCATCGTCTTTCCCTCCCGTTATTTACTTCCCCGGCCTGTCCAGTTTGTCCAGCAGCCGCATAAACAGATAACTCACCGTAGCCGCGCCGATATACGTCAGCGCCCATGCAAACACGCTCATTTCGCACCTCCGCTATCCTTTCCGTTCGGCACAAGGCCGACAAACTCAAGCCCTCTGCCGCGCGCGTAAATCTCGCCCATGATCGTCCCCAGCTTTACAGGGTCGGGGGGCGTGACCCAAATGATTTTGTATTCCGGCTTTTTACGCATTGCCTTTTCCTTTCCTCCGTGCTACAATGAGCACAGGACACAATATCTTGTGCTGAGATTTGTCCCACCCGCCCCGCTCGATGCTGCAACATTGGGCGGGGCATTTTTTACTGCCCATCGCTGGATTTCAGCAGCGCGTCCACGGTAACGCCGAAGTAGTCGGCGATGGCTTTCACGGTGTCAATGCGCGGAGCATTGATACTGCCATTCCACTTCCCAATCGCGCCATTTGCGATGCCGCACGCTCTCTCAAGCGCCCAAATGCTGATATTTCGCTCATCGCAAAGGCGCTTGACGTTCTCATAAATCACTCTCGATCCTCCTTTCACACTTATTCGCATTGTCCTTGACAATGCGAATTTTCTATAGTGTAGCATAGAAAATTTTGAGGGAATTGCCCCCACGCTCTTGACAAGAAGATAGAAAATGCGCTATTATAGTTTTGCAGACATAATTCAACATTTTCTAAGGCCCGCATTCGGTGGGGGCTTGGTTTTTGTCACCCTCTGAAAGCTATTATAGTAGAAAATCCGCTACTTGTCAATAGCTAACTCGCTACAAAAGAAATATTTTTTCTTATGAATACACGTAATAAAATCATCGTCCAAAACATAAGAAGCTTTGCGCAAATACGCGGGACCTCGATCAAGCAAATAGAGAAAGACCTTGGCCTTGGGAATGGAATGATTGGTAAGTGGGAAGATTCCAAAAAAAGCCCGCCGTTTGAAACCATTGAAGTAATTGCAAATTACTTGGGGGCGTCTATTCTTGAGCTGGCGGGAATAACGCCGAGCGAGAACGAAAAAGCCCCCGCCACAGAGGGCGAGGGCTTAAGCGCAGCAAAGAAAGCGCTATTGGTAGCTATTGATGATTTGTCCGACGCTCAGTGTGAAAAACTCCTTCCGATTGTATTGAGCGCAAAACAAGTACTATGAGTAATGTTTTTATTCCGACTAATCCGCATGATAAGATATTGACCGATGCAGAGCGGCAAAAGTGGGAAAGCGATCTTGATAACAAGAAAGATGACTTCCCGTATATCGCTTTGACAAAGGCGCAGCTAAAGCTTTTAAAGCAAGCGCGAACCGATGCCGTATTGATAACCGCGCATAATGAAAATGATGCTGATGTACTCTGCGGTCATAGCTTTGCATATTGCCTTGTAAATGGCGAAAAGCGAGGGCTTATTGCTCGCCAAAGAGGGGCTAATTATCTTGCATATGCGCAGAAAGAAAACTCCCAAGCGTGGTCTATAACGGCGAGGGATTGCCTCGTTGCTGCAATAGGTGCTGTTTTCGGGTTTCTGCTGAATTGCTTGTTCTCTGGTTAATTATATTGCCACTGAATGTTCAGCGCTTCTCGGATAGCTTCAGCTTTTTCGGGGGTAATGTCTGTCGGCTCGTAGTCTTTGCAGGGATTGTCTTTCCCGCAGCCAAGAACGTACCAACCACCCCAAGTAGTATAGCGGACCACAACATGCTTGCACCCAGAGCACGCGATGCTTTTGCATTTCGGAAGCGCCGCTTTGTCAATGATGGCAGATCGGCGGTTGTATTCTCGCTCCGCTTCCTGCGCCTCTGCAAGCTGCAATTTAAGTTTGCGGTTTTCTTCCCGCAGATTATTTAATTCTCTTCTTGCAATAAACATTCCAGCCTCCATAAAACATATTCCGCCTGGCTGTCAGTAAGTGATAGCACCTCAGATTTTAGGCGCTCTCTAATAAGAATAGCATGGTTTTCTTCTTCGCACAACATTTTGTGTCCCTCCAAATAATTGATAGTAACGGGGCTATGTGTCGATTATTGCACAAAAGTTCGGGAGAAAATACAAAAATAAAAGGTGGTGTGCCAAATGTCAAAAAGCAAAATCCCCGGCCTGTCCTTTAGCTGGAAACGCGCGCTCGGAATCACGAAGATGAAAAGGAAAATTTCAAAAGAAACTGGGATTCCCACGACCAAAGCGGGGCGGCAAAGAAAACTTGGCAAACTCCTTGGTATGAAGTAAGAGAAAAGCCCTCTGCCGTCTCCGCAACAACGGCAGAGGGCTTTGTGCAGACAGCGCGGAGCGGTCGCTGTTGCATGATTTGACCATACTCCGCGTTGCTTGACTACTTCAAGGCAAAAACCTTGCAACAAGACAGCGTTCAACGAGGTTCGGCAAGCCCTCATCTTGCGACTTCGCGGCGTGAAAATCGAAGAAATTAAGGTGGTATAAATGAACATCCAAGAGGTGTGCAAAATCCGCAAAGAAGAATTGAAACTGACCTATCAGGAAATTTCAGACACTTCCGGCGTGCCACTGTCCACCGTGCAGAACTTCTTTTCAAAGTTTTCCAAAGCCCCGTCCATCTACACCGTCGCGCCTATCTGCAAGGCGCTTGGGATCTCACTTGACGAGGTGTTCGGAATTTCCGAACGGCTGACAAGGAACGAAGAGACCTTGCAGGCGCGAAATGACGAGCTGGAGCGCCATGTTGACGCAAAGGAAGACATGATCGAGATTATGCGGCGTGGTGTCCATATCCGCAACGCCGTGATTTTTATTTTATTTGTGGTGGTGGTGTTACTGACCGCGTGGTGCGTGTATGTCGATTTGCATTGCGCAGATTACGGATTTTGGAGGGGGCGGTGATGAGAGCAGCACTGTATATCCGCGTGTCGAGCGACGAACAGGCGCGGCATGGCCTGTCATTGCAAGAGCAAAGAGATGCGCTGACAAGATATGCCCAAGAACACAAAATGACCGTGGCGGGTATCTATGAGGACGCGGGAATATCCGCGCGAAAGCCGTATAAAAAACGTCCGGCGCTCCTGCGGCTGCTGGGCGATTGCAAAGTGGGGAAGGTAGACACGATCTTATTTATTAAGCTCGACCGATGGTTTCGAAATGTCGCGGGGTATTACGATGTGCAAACGCAACTCGACCAGTACGGCGTGACCTGGCAAGCGACGGAAGAGGACTACGAGACGCGAACCGCGTCCGGGCGATTAAAGGTTAATATCATGCTCTCCGTTGCGCAGGACGAAGCAGACCGCACAAGCGAACGAATCAAATTTATCAACGATGGGAAACGGGCAAAAGGACAACCGGCAGGGTCGAAAGCACCTTTAGGGTATGTCATCAAGGACAGGCAATACCAGATTGATAGCGGCACGGTAGATGCGGCGCGAGATATGTTTGCATCGTTTATCCGGCTAAAAAGTGTCCTTGCCGTAAAGCGATATATGCTTGACAAATGGGGCATTGACCGAGCTTATAGCAAGTATGTAAACTATTTCCGTAACCGTCTTTACATCGGCGAGGTTTACGGCATCGAAAATGCCTGTCCCGCGCTGGTGAGCAAACAGGACTTTGACCTTGTAAATGATATTATTCGCCAGCGGTCACAACGCTGTGCGGGAGTTGGCACGGATCGCGTGTATCTGTTTTCCGGGATATTGCGCTGCAAAGAGTGCGGGAAAACGATGCAATCGGAAACCGTAAAAAAAACATATACATACTACCGATGCCGGACGCGGATGCTTGACAACTCCGCTTGCCCGCATACAAAAAGGATCCGTGAGGATGCGCTGGAAGACTACCTACTGCACGAGCTGGAGGGAATCGCAGAACGGAACAATCGGTACTATAAAAAGGCAGATAAAAAGCCCACGCAAAGCGCGGACTCAATACGAAAGAAAATGGGCAAGCTAAAAACGCTATACCTAAACGATCTGATTGAGTTGGACGAATACAAGCGGGAGTATGCGAGCTTGAAAAAAGCACTTGAAGCTACGGAAGAAAGGCCAGAAATCAATTTGGACGCGCTAAAAAAGGAGCTGCAAGAATACGAAACCTATTCCCGCGATGAAAAAAAGGAATTTTGGACGCGCTTCATCAGGCGGATTGATGCAGACAACGATGGCGCGTTTTTCGTAACGCCCCGTTAG